TTCAATATAAGGACTCAGGCGTCCCAGTTTAGTTTCATATCCGATACGTCCTTGGTGAACTGCTTTGGAGTAATCCGAATCAGTTCCCTTAAATTCGTGCTTGGACTCCACATAGGGTCCTGCAAGGGCAGGAGTCGCCAGTGCAGAAGATGCCAGTGCGGCTAGTGCGATTGCTTTCATTTTTAATACCTTTTGTTTGTGTGCGGGTTTGTCTTTGAGAGACCATGCAATTTTAACATGGTCTTTAGAAGATGTATTTAAGATCAAGTTAAATTGATTTAAGACAAACCTTGGTATATAGGGATACTTAACTTATTTTTTACCATAAAAAAACCTCCCCTTATCGGGGAGGTGTGGAATCACTGACTAATGATCAGAAGGACCAGGTTGCACCAACCTTGGTGCCGTAACCGTTGTCAGCACCGTCGATGCCACCAGCGAAGGAGAGTTCGCCGTAAACACTCAGTGCCTCGGTGGCAGCAACGCTACCATAGACCTTACCAGACAGAACGGTGTCAGACTCACCGCCGTCAGTGACAACGAAGCTAGGACCGATTTGAGCACCGTAGGAGACAGCACCAGATTCTCCAGCGTAACCTACGTGAGCGTCGGTCGTCGTTCCAGTGTAATCCGATCCAGTGAAACCAGAGTTTGCCTCTACGTTAACGTAGGGACCTGCAAGGGCAGCACCAGCGAAAAGAGGAGCAGCAGCTGCTGCAGCGAATACAGATTTGATCATTTTGTTAATTACCTTTAGTTACTTGCGGAATGGTTACCCGCAGATGAATAGGGACTCGACTTGTCCCGTTTGTTACCTTCTGTAATATTATGACAAAAGGTTAAGTATTTATACTAACAGTTTCTTTAGATCCTGTCAAGTAGTGTGGTAACCCCTACTGAGAAGGGTCACTTACCTTGCCCAGATAAGGGTCGAAGTCTGTCAGTGTTTTGACATCCATCGAAGCACCCATCTGAGTCCACCAGTTCATTATACCATCATGATTGACTTTATGGAAGGCATCAACGTGTTCGGGATGAATAGAAGATCCCAGTTGAAGCCGATAAAGAAGCAGAGGGATAGAATAGGTGTTGCCCGAATTGTAGATGAGATCATCTGCAACAGGACGGGGTTTGACACCATTATCCAAACGATATTTGTCTGGACCTTTAACATGGTGTTTGATCAACTTCTCAGCATGATGCCTAGTAATCATGTAGCAGGCAGTTGAGAAGTCGTTTACAAACCTACGATGCAATTTAACATGAACATCGCCAGTTTGGATGATTGCAACCTGAACAACATCCCAGTCATATGGGAGATGTGCAACAAAGTCACTCCAAGAGAAGTTCCAGAAGTGAGCAGTGTCTAAGTTACAGTCATCTTCCATGATAATAGCATATGGACTGTCAGACGTATCATACCAGTGCTTGATTGCCTTCAGATGAGACGTGATGCACCCTACCTCACCAGAAGACATTTGATCAGGATACCGACCCTTCAGAATGCCGCTGAGGTCATCATCACGACCATCGTATGCCGAGATACGTTCGTAATTGGTTATGTCCCAGTAAGCAAACTGCTCTTCCATATAACCTTTACGGTTCTCATCTGCATCCATGTTCAGATAATAAACTGGACCAAAGTTGGCAAGTTTATATGCAGACTTATTTTTATCTACGACAGTACTATGCATGACGTTCAATTACCTTCTCTACACTAGGGATGTAATGATTACGGAGAACTTCCTTCCACTCAAACTTTTTAGAGTATTGAACAATCTCCTCTCTATTGTTAATAGAGTATTCTCTATTCTTAATTATAGCATTCTCTACAAACTCAAGATCATTAATCTTATCTTCAGGAATAACCGTAATGAACTCTTTATCAAGGTCAAGATTTGCCTTGCCCCATTCACAAACAACAACACCCAGACCAGCTGCAAGTGCCTCCATACAAACCAGAGGGTGTGCTTCACCATCCGATAGGAGAACAAGGTTACCATAGTCTGTCAGTTGCCCATAAAGAGTCTCCTTAGACCATTCACCAAGGTAGTTCTTATTAGTATCAAACCTATTATCTGCAAGATTACCTGCAAACCAAAGACTATCAATACCTTGGAAAAGATGCTGACGCTTGCGATAGTCAATCTTTGCAAGATACAAACTGCGATCTGGATACTCAGGATCCAGAGAGTGCCTAAAACGCTCAATGTTAACACCATTAGGTGTTACGTAAGTATTATCTTTAGGAACATCAAACATGATATTATAAACCTTCTGAATTCCTTCAGAGAGGCAGAACACGTTTGGTTTGATTTTTTGGAATTCTTTAGCGACGTTTACATAACCATTAAACATCTCTCTACGTTCCAAATATCCAAAGTGACTTGTAATCGCTGCTGGGTATTGAATGAATGGCATGATGGGAATAAACTCATCATAATGCACATGAACAAAGTCAGGTACAAAAGCATTGATGCCATTGATAATCTGACGATAGTCTTTTGTGTTAATGATTTGAACTTCATGCCCCAACTCTTCAAGAGCATTCTTTGTGTCCCACACAAGAATCTCTACCGCACCCCATCCTGTTGGGGGAATCGGCATGATTCCAGGACCTACTAATGTAATCTTCATTTTAATTTTGCTGGGAAATCTGTACAAATACCATAACAATTAGTGACTCTAAGTTTATCCCAGTCTGGTTCATTCCACTCTGGCATAACAATAACACTCTTACTTGTATATGGTTTACCTGGATATGTCCAGATGTAATGCTTACTTGTTAAAGTAAAGTCATCCTCTTGATGCCAAAAATAATTGTATCCACTTGTGCCATCAGCAAAAGCGAACATGGTAGTGATGTCCTTACAATGGATCCACAGGTGAGGTGCTCTACCTGCTAACCACCACCAGGTCACAGCATGATCTGGAGTATCGTGCCCTAACCAAAGACGCTCAGTCTTTGGATCATACCTAACATCAATTTCGACATCATATCCTGCTTCGATACATTTGTCAATTTGTTTGGGTTCATTCTCAGTAGATGCATCTGGACCATTAATATTGGCACGATGTGCAATTAGTTTCATTAGCTTCTGATGCAAGCAGCATCCATAGAACAAGGGGCAAGGTCTGATTGACTAAACCTACGCAAGAAGGCACCCATCTTGAATGCTTCTGGAGAAGGTTCCCAAATTCCCTCGTAGATATAATCAACATCATCAAAGGCGTTCAATGCCCATGAGAGATACTTGGGTCCAAAGAACTGAATAGTATCAGGGAATCTGGGGTGATGTCCAGGAAGATAGAACTTATACTTGTCACAAGTATTAAGATCAGGGAATCTCATCAGGACAGTATCATACCTAGCAAGAACAATAAAGTCGTAACTAGTATTAGTCTCTTCCGCGTAAGACTTTACAATATTAGCAACGGACTTAATAGAAAACAACTGGGACATCACATTACTATAATTTTTGTGATTCCAGTGTGGACCGTCAGGATGCTTACCAGTGAATCTCTCATCAACATACTTAAGTGCGTTGGGAGGTAATTCAAAAGTTCTTGGATCTTCTATACCCATAATAATTGGGGAATAGTTATCCGCGATAATCTTAGGAGCATCCTTTGGAATAGGACACTTTGCAATTTTAGACCAGGAGGAATAATCATACTCACCCTCTGCCTCTTCTTGCCACCACATGTGTCCGAAGACATCAGTGTCATACCTATCAAGGATGACTTGCTTATAGGTGTCAATGATTTGCTGATTATCAACAAATCTAGGTTGACCGAAAAATGCTAGTGCTACTTTCATCAGACCTCACCTTCGTAATGCTCAAGGAAGTAGTTCAGATCCTCAGGAGTTCCGATACCCCACATACCTGCTTTGTCAATCTCTTTAATGCGGATCTTCTTGCCATCGCCAATTGCTTCGTTGAATACTGGACAAACATAGTATTCATTGTTGACACGAATGTCTTTCTCAATCATCTGCTCAGCGTACTTCACATAGTCAGATCCCTTCTTCCAGTAGTAGATACCAACCGTTGCATGTTCAGAGATAGGCTTCTTCTCAGCAACTTCAGCAACGTATCCGTCCTCTCCAAGTTTGGCATATGACCACTTAGGATGAGTCGCAGGGAAGGTAACAATGCCACCATCAGCATCACCGTTCTGGAAGGCATAGAGAGTCTCGTTAGAATCCCACTCAACAAACTGGTCAGAGTTTGCCATTACTAGTGGTTCATCATTGTTGATAAACTCTTTTGCAAGGAGAGTGGTGCAGCACGCTCCTTCAGTGATTCCGTCCACCTGAACGATGTTACATCCAGGAGCAATAAGAGGAAGTAGGTAATTAAGATTATACTGCTCATAGTGCTCTTTCTGTACAATAAAAGTATAGTTTGCTTTGATGTTCAGATTCTCAGTAACCACTTGAATCATTGGTTTACCCTTGACCTCAATCAGAGGTTTGGGGAAGGTATAACCCTGAGATGCAAATCGACTACCGCGACCTGCCATAGGAATAAGTACGTTCATAGTCTTGCTCTCCCACGCCACTTTTTTCTTAGTACCATTTAGAATTTTTTTGATTCTATCAATCTTACTCTGATTGAGATCTCTACGATCTTCTACAGGAACAAGATGACACTTGCTATCCAGGGCACCCTGACGACCAATATGACTGTCTTCAATAATGACAGTATCATTAGGGAGAGCACCCAGTGCAGTCATGCACTTCCAGTACATTGCTGGGAATGGTTTGTTACGAACAACGTCTTCATTAGAGACGTACATGTCTACAAACTCAAGCAATCCTAGACGAAGAAGAATGATCTTAACAGTATTACGAATACTATTTGAAGCGACAGCAATCTTATATCCACAGTCTACCAACTGCTGGAAGTATCCCATCAGCTCATAGTCTTTAGCAACACACTCATTAAAGATTTTAAGCGTTGCTTCTTGCTTGTCTCTCCAGATTTTATCATACTGATCTACAGGGAGACCTTTATTCTTGGTAAGAAGTTCTAACTTTGCTTTAGTAGGAAGACCATCATAGATACTGACATGTTCTTCCCGACTGATTGCATATTCAGAACCAAGTGCTTGGTTCAGGGCATCGTAATGATAATCTTTACTGTCGATAAGGACGCCATCCAAATCAAAGATAACAAGTTTAGTTGTCATTATTTTTTGTCTCTCCAAAGAACATAGTGCCAGGGATTCTTAGTGATAGGAAGTTTGTGTCTTTTTTGGGCATTGAACCCAATGATACACTCAGGGTTGATCTCTGCACCCATCTCACAAATCTCAACGAAGTTTTCAAATACGTCGAGATATTTATCCATAAGTTCAGAGGACCCAAATGCAAAGTGGTCATTAATACCATGCTCTACATGTGCCCACTCATTAAGGACATTTACGGTATTTAAATCGTAGTTGTCAAGTGACCCAATTGGTGTATAAAAGTATTCATCAGTTCGTAATCGAACAACACAATCATACTTAAAACCATTTTCTTCCTCGTATTTTTTCTTGAGGTTGTTTGCTTCACACACACTGTAGAACATAGAGATAATATTATTCACAGGATGAGGGAATCTTGGGTCAGGATGAATATCCTCCGCCTCAAACTCCTTGGGTTCTTCAAAGACAAGACCCTTAGGTTGCCACTTATCGACCATAAAGTCTTTAAGATCTGCCTCCCAGCGTCCACGATCTTTATACTGATCCCAAAAGTATGAACCTACCCATGCCTCATCATACCATATATGTGCAAATACATCGATCTCTGCATCAGGATTTGCATCCCAAAACGTAGATCGATGATTCTCAAAACATTCTTTCAGGTGCCTGGGTTGACCTGAATAGATCATAGCGACCTTAGACATGATACTTACTATTATCTTTTGCTAGGTGGACAATTTTTGCATCGAACGTACATGCCGACTCAAATAATTCTGGGAAGGCAAGGGATGGAGATGCCACAAACACTTCGTCTCTACGTTCTAGATAGAACTTGTTTAGATGACTCTCGTCATGCCAAGTGGCAATGACGTTGTTTGCTTCATCTTCGGTGGTTCTCTTATCAAGTTCTTCAATCATATCCATAACATATGGCATTTTACCACCCCACAGACAACCCTGTACATAAACAGATAGATCATCATCTTCTGCTACACATGCTTTAGAGAGTGGAGTAACATCAAATGCGCCAGGAATCTCATCGTGTGGAGGGAAGTTCAAATAATGACACGGATGATGAACACCAATATACTTCTTAGTATCATCAAATAGGTCTTCTGGATTTACCGTATCAACCACACGCATATCAGCATCAAGGAAGAGTAACCAATCACAGTCCTTGATGTCATCAAAACACCTACGAATCATCTTAAAGCGATACAAAGTGATGTACGGCCATTCCAGATGCTCTTGCTCGTAGATGACAGCATTGTCAGGTGCTTCAGGAATCTCGCCATCAGTAAAGATGGCATACTTCTTCTCAACTCCAGGAAGAAGGAACTTCTCACAACTCTCATGCCAACTTGGCAAAAAGTTTAGATACTTATCAGTACCAATAAAAATTACAGCAACTTTCATCAAATCACAATCCATCCTTCACAATAAATGTCGTTTGTATCCAGATGTTGATTGTCTGGACCAAACCACTTGCTGGGAGCGATAACTTTTTCGCTCTTTGCCAACCAAGCACCCCACCAGGAGAATGAAGAGTTGGCAATGATATGTGCTTTGCAGAGACTCATTAAACACATGTCAGTATAATTTATATTACCTTCAGCAACCAAGAATCGATCACTCTCAAACAAACTTTGTTCTTTACACCACTCAGGATCATCACTAAAGATAACAACGTTCCTATCTTCATCAAAGTGAGATAGTGCTTCTTCGTAATAATCTAGTCCAAGATTATTGTGATGATGAGACAATTGGAGATAATCTGTACGCCTAATATGAAGAGATACAGGATCTTCAAATGAGCTAATCATAGACCTACAGGGTCTCAAGAATTGAGGTTTAAAAGTAAAATCTTTACGAATTACATCTTCAATCTCTTTAAAATACTTCTCAGTTTGAAAGTATCCTTCAAGATTAACCCATCTAGGACAATTGTTATAGAGGTCTTCATCAAATCCAAATGTCTTCTCTCTGACAGTCGGACGCTCACCATCTACATATTGAACATTCAAATTCTCAACTGTTTCCAAAACAAATGGATAGAAGATTTGATGATGCTCCCATTCATTCATCTTCTTATAATCTTCTGCTGGAGGCGGCATCATCCAGTTGTATCCATTCTTAGCGGCAATGCCACGAAGAGATGCGTACTGGAACATCTGGTTCCCAAGTCTTCCCAGTTTACCTAGGTTATTAAATCCGATCATAATTCTCTTTAAACCATTCGTAAGTTTTAGTCAGTCCCTCTACAATATCAACTTTAGGTTTCCACCCAAGACCAAGAAGTTTATCTACATTCATGACCTTCCTAGGAGTTCCATTTGGTTTAGTTGTATCCCATTTGATGTAACCACTATATCCAACAACTTCAGCAATAACTTCTGTCAACTCTTTAATAGAGATGTCATATCCTGTACCAATGTTAATGATTTCAGAATCACTATAGTTCTCCATACAAGCATAGCACGCTTCTGCCATATCATCAATGTACAGGAACTCTCTCAAAGGAGATCCATCTCCCCAACACCAAAATTCAGTATCACCTTTTAGTTTTGCCTCATGCATTCTACGCATGACCCCAGGGATAACATGACTCGATAATGGATTAAAGTTATCCTTCACCCCATACAAATTAGTTGGTTGAAGTGAGATTGCATCAAAACCATGCTGCTGACGGTATGCTTGGCACATCTTAATGCCAGCAATCTTTGCGACTGCATATGCATCATTTGTTGGTTCCAAAGGACCAGTCATCAATTGATCCTCAGTAATAGGAATCTGAGGATGCTTTGGATAGATGCAAGATGATCCAAGGAATACTAGTTTTTTACAACCATATTCATAAGCAGAATTAATGATATTAGATTGAATCATTAAGTTCTGATAGATAAAGTCGGCTGGCAATGTTTTATTTGCCATGATTCCGCCAACTTTTGCTGCGGCAACAAAAACATACTCTGGTTCTACAGATCCAAAATATGCTTGAGTCTGTACTTGGTTTGTAAAGTCAACTTCGCTACGAGTTGCTTCAATAACAAAATTGTGTCCTTTATTCTTCAAGCACCTCACGATTGCCGATCCAACTAAACCGTTGGCACCAGCAACCAGAATTCTAGAATCACTGTCCATAGATACACATGTCCTCAACGAGTTCATCAAACGAAATTTTAGGTTCCCAACCTAGTTGCTCTTTTGCTTTTGTTGCATCTCCCAAAAGAGATTCAACTTCTGCTGGGCGGAAGTATTTATCGTCCACCTTAATGACGACTCTACCAGTATTCTTATCAATTCCAATTTCATCAAGGCCCTCTCCTTGCCACTCAATATCCATTCCAAAGTAACTTGCAGACTTCTCTACAAACTCCCTAACAGAATATTGTTGACCAGTTGCAATAACATAATCATCAGGAGAATCTTGCTGGAGCATCAACCACATAGCTTCAGCATAATCCTTGGCATGACCCCAGTCACGTTTTGCATTCAAATTACCAAGATACAGAACATCTTGAAGTCCACAACTAATCTTGGATAGACCTCTAGTAATCTTCCGAGTCACAAAGGTCTCTCCCCTACGAGGAGACTCATGATTAAACAAAATACCCGTGCAAGCATACATTCCATATGACTCACGATAGTTCTTCGTGATCCAGTATGCATAGAGTTTTGCTACACCGTAAGGTGAGCGTGGATAGAAGGGAGTAGTTTCCTTCTGAGGAACCTCTTGAACAAGACCATAAAGCTCTGACGTAGATGCCTGATAGATACGAACTTTATCTTCCATCTCCAAGATACGAACTGCTTCTAAGATGCGAAGAGTTCCCAATCCATCAACATTGCCAGTATATTCAGGAAGCTCAAACGACACTTTCACATGACTTTGAGCAGCAAGGTTATAAATTTCATCTGGTTTACACTTCTGAATTACATGAATCAGATTACCAGCGTCAGTGAGATCACCATAGTGAAGTTTCATCTGAGGATGATCAAAGATATGATCAATACGATGAGTATTGATTAGAGAGGATCGTCGCACAATCCCATGTACCATATATCCTTTCTCAATGAGCAACTCTGCAAGATAAGATCCATCTTGCCCAGTAATGCCCGTGATAAGTGCTGTCTTCATAGTTTGGGTATTATAGATTTTCAGTATAGCATAGAGCGTCAATAAATACTACCACAGCATGATTTTTGATATGTCCGTCAAAAAAATTGATATAGAATATCTGGACCAATTTGGATATTGGAAGCATTACCAAACGATGCACCATGAGGCAAATGCACGTAGATCTGCTCAGAGTAGGGCAAGGTCTACTGGTAAGAGGCATCGTCTCATGTGTGAGAATCAGTTGCTAGATATATTAGAACCATAATAAATAATACCATAGCATGATTTGTGATATGTCGAAGAAGATTCAAGTTAAAAACCACGAAGATTCATACTTCTACAAAGCATTAGATGTAATGCCAGAAGAAGTTCTTCCTGACTTATATGACTCTGCAGTTAAATGGTTAGAGAATACCAGAAAACCAATTACTAAGGAAGTCTATCCACCTGAAGCATCCTCACAACTTCTAGCATTTACAGATTTCGTAACTGATCCTCTTTGGATAAAATTCTATAAAGAAATAAGAGCACATATCGCAAAGTATTGTCAGATCACGGGTATAGATTTAAAGACACTTAGAATACATTCTTCTTGGATTACCAGAGTTGCTGATATTGAATTCCCAGGGAAGCATACAAAGGAACAATTAAGAAAGAGACTTAGCCAGCATAGCACTTTTGGTAATATGCACTCACATACAAACAATCCTATTGGAGTTGTATACTACCTAAAAAATCCTAGTCCCAAATATGGAACCATCGTACAACTAACTGAGAATAAAATATTCAACAATGATGGTGAAGAGAACAGTCTGATGGTTTTTAATCCACAACTATATCACACTGCACTATATCCACCACTAGAAGAAGTACAAAAATATCCAAGAATAACTATTGTCTGCGATACTATGTTTAACTGACTGGCAATATCCAGTCGGGAACATCATATGGAACATTAATATACCAATCAAATACAATGTTACATTTGCCAGAGGCATTTGGATAATAATGTGCGCTCTTATATGTGCCACCATCGTAAATAATTAATCTATTCTCTTTGGAGTCAACTTTAGTCGTTTTCATCGTGTCATGAAAGTCTATCCTAGTTCCATAAGACTTATCATACGGAACTAGATTATATACAGATCTCAAAAAATGTTTTTTAACTTGAGTATCTTTGACCACATCTAGAGCATCACGAACAAAACTAGCATCAGGATTGACAGTATGATCAATATCCAAAACATCTTCTAGTGTTACTACACTCGCAGGTTGTTCAGAATATAAAGATCTCTCTGCCCAACAAGAGAATGGGATAACTGAAATCGGATCAATCCCCAAACTCTTACAATAACCATCAACATTCTGCTTTACCTTTATACAGAATATATTCCAGCATCTCTCAGAGTAAGGGAAGAATGCCGTGTCAGATAAAGCAAGTCCATGACAATCAATAATAGAGTTAGTGACCTCAATAAAATCACTGAACATTAAATTGTGTTCAAAATGTTTATCAACACTATCAATTAACTCAGATATAGTCTGACTATCAAATAGATCGTCAACGATTTTTATTTCGGAACTCTTCATCTTGGAGAATGTATAGGGTTGGTCTTTCTAAAGAAATTTTTATTTTTAGGACAAAGTGAACAGACAGGTTCGGCAGTTCTAGTAAAAAATTCCAAGACATCTAAATCAGAATCTGTCGGTAGTAATGGTTTGTATTTTAAATATGGGTTCCACTTATCAGATAGTAACTCACCATACTTCTGCTTTTGTAATGGCAGGTATGCTAGAGGAGCACATTTGTATATCTTTCCATCCAGGAGTTGGAAGTTTTCTTGTCCTGTTGGGCAATTGTCCCATGAGTCTTGATATGAATCACTCCCTATGGGTTCTATAGAATTACTGTAACCATGATATATCTTCATCCAATTAGACACTGCATCATGTATCCTAAAGGATACACCAGATTCCTTTATCTTATCTATTGCCTTATCAAACAACCTTAAGTAATTCTCATCTTCAGAGTGCTTTGTAATAGTAAGAATACAATTTGTGTCTAGTAATGCTTCTGCAACTCCAGGTGTTCTATCAAATAGAAGTCCATTAGATACCAACTCATACTCTTGATCATCTTGTATATCCCAAACTTCTTTTGTCATGTAGATTATATCTACAATCTCTTTATTGAGAAATGGTTCTCCTCCCAACAAAGATAACTCCCGAGGACGGATCCTCCCATTCCAAAGGAGATACCATTCTCTGAGAGTCTCTAGAGTTATGTTCTGTTTGTACCCATCATTAGTATAGTGACCACACCCATCACACATAAAGTTGCATGAGTGTGTTACATGCCACTCAAGATGGGGAACCAACAGGGGAGAATATTTTTTGCTCATGTCCTACGCATCCAGCAAACCAACCAGTAGCAATATACTTATCACTCATAGGAGGATTGCCTCTATGAACATGAGTAAATGATCCTGGCCAAATAACTACTCTTCCCTTTTTAGGTTTAACTTTAAGTTGTTGATATAAGAATTCAGTTTCACCACCTTCATCAACATCATTAAGATAAACCATCCAAGTCAAAACTCTCATCTGTGCATTCCAAGTAGAATCTTCTGCATGAAATGCATGATAACCTTCTCTTGGACCAGTCTTTTGCAGCATTACACAGCTACTCATGTAAGGGAAAGACCTAAGATAAGGATAGTTATCAATATAATTTAGAGCACACTGCCCCACAAGTGAAGACAGATAGTCTGCTTCACCAGGAGAAAAATTATGCATCTCGACTTGTTTATCAGAGAGATAATTTTGGCGTCGAGGTGCAAGGTATTCAGTCTGCTCCAAGTATTCAATCAACCAACTACAAAACCTATCCTCTACAACATCATCCCAGACCATAATAAAGTCCTGATGCATTGCAACTTTAGATTGGATTTGCTCGTTAGGATCTACAAACTCTTGTTGTGGCATTTTTAAAAAGGTATGTGACTCCACCACCTAGTTTTAAGAACTAGGAAACTTATACTGCAGATTCAAGATCAGATGACAGTGATTCCATAAGGATATCATAATCATCTAGAGGATCACCAGAGAATACAACACCAGTGTTCTCATAATAGCGACGGACTTTTTTGAACAGTTTGGGATTTTTTACATCTAGAAAAAAATCTCCATTGGCAGCAGACTTAAGAGTCTGAATGTCCTTCTTGAACTTTACCGTGATAGTCATTGTCCTGTGAGTGTTGACAATAGTATTTTACAAGGATGACGTTTATACGTCAAGTGGGGGATGAGGGGATCGAACCCACCTTAGGCGAATTATGAGTTCGCTGCATTCACCAGATTGCTAATCCCCCTGGTAGGACTGTCGGGAATTGAACCCGATTGACTCCGTTATAAGCAGAGCGCATTAACCAATATGCGACAGTCCCATGACTAACATGCTTCGTCGTGTTCAGTATACAGTTTAATCAGTTCATCATCGGCAGGAACCATGACAGCTGTGTAACCGTCCTCAGTAATGACCCCTATAGTCTCGCCATTTTCAACTCTGGCAAACAACTCATCCCAATTTTCTTCCCATTCCTTCACAGTAAATGCTTCAAAGTTCATCTAATGCCTCCTGAATAGTTTTATATCTCAAAGTATTTTCTTCATATGGAGAAGGATCCCAATCTACTGGGCACCAATGGAAGTACATATTCCTATAGTATTCACCCATGAATGGCGTAGATCTTGCATGAACACAAAGACTTTCATACATTAGCATATCTTGCTTATCAAAAGTCACTTCATGATGCTTTCCTTCATGATCAATAAAGTCTAATGGCCATTTGACATCAGGATATTCGTCAATGTGAACAATAAGACTAATAATATGAGTTTGAATTTCGTCTCTATGGGCACATAAGATCGAATCTCTCATGTATGAACGTATTCCATATCCCTGAATAAACTCCAGTTCTTCGCCACACCACTCTTCCATCATTGGTTGAAGTCTCTTTGCCCAACGACGGAAGATGTGTTGTTGTATGTTTGCTCTCAAATAAAATGGTCTTGGGTTGTCATACATTGCAACTGATCCACCAGCAACAGAATGACCATAGTGCTCTTCGTAGTAATAGTCTTGCTGAATGTCAGTGAATCTTGCTTGATTGTATGCAACTGCCATATCAAGATAAAGGTCATCAGGGACCTTTGTCTTTTTAAATCCTTCTTTTGTAAATCTTGGCCAAGGGTGTGTGATCATTTCAGCTTAGGTCCGTACATCCAGGTTACAAGAGAAACTCGTCTGCCATGAGTTACAGGTGTTACACGATGAGGAATTCTAGAATCAAAAACAATAATAGTTCCTTTTTCTTTAGGAGCTTTTACTATATTACCATGATAATCAATGAACTCAAGCTCTCCACCGATATAATCTGTAGGTTCACTAACAAGAACACTAGCACTTAACTTTCTAGTGAACTGACCATTGGTAGAAGTACCATAGTCACTATGCCAATCATAGTGACCGTCTTTATTGTAAACAGATATCTGAATACTCTCAAGAAGATTTAGGTCATACTCCCAATATTTTCTATTTGCAAGTCCAATGTAATGAGAGATAATACTAGTAGACCAATGCTCTTCTGACCACCAATGCAATTTTGAATTTCTAATGGAGTGATCCATCTTACCAAAACGATCACCACCAACTTCAGCATCTTCAAATGGAACATTAAACTCTTCCATCTCGCGAAGTTCTTCTACCATTACATCAATGATCTTTGATGGAATGACTTCCCGATAATAAACAAGAGGTTGCTCTGCAATTCTATGAGTTCCCTGAATTACGGGCTCAGCAGTCTTATACTTTTCTACGTACATCTGTGACAAAAGATTATATAAAAAATCGGGATGACAGGATTTGAACCTGCGGCATCTCGCTCCCAAAGCGAGTGCTCTACCAAACTGAGCTACATCCCGTCACTCAGTTATTGTATCGTATTAACCTACTTCTGTCAATACCTCGTCTCTAATGTAAGAGACGATTAGCACACCTCTACGAGATGCCGATTGGTTATATGCATAGTGAGGGGACAACTTCTCATCAAATAAATTCAAATCTCCATTCTCCAAAACTCTCTTCTCGCCATTAACTACTAGTCCACAATCTCCATTTGGGGGAACATCCAATCCAAAGTGAAACTTAATTACACTAGAGTTTGCATAGTTAGGATCAATTCTTTGATCACCATCACTATGTGGTTCTAACTCTACTCCTGGTTCTAAAATGGAGAAGACTGCCAATACTGGTTGAATAGGTTCATTTAAGAACAACTCCGTAGTAAAACACTCTCTACATAACTTCGGAGTTCTCTTAATATCTCTCCTATTGAATATAAGAGGACATACCTTCCAAGGGCTATCTGGAGTTAGAGTTGGAGTAAACCCCAGGAAGTCATCATCGGGATCTGCAGTCAAATCATACGTATGAGAATAATCAATAAAGAAATCATAATTACGCATCTTTATATAATCTTCTCTGATCTGTCCATAATTATCAGTGAAGATCGAAGTATCTATTTTACTAAGACTAGGATCAACAAACATTATTTTTAAAAAAGTGTTTGATTATTTATTCTTCCATTTTGCGGATAACATATCCCAAAAGAATCCCGCTGACCCAAGCGACATAGAGATACATCATGTAGGAGACAAACTCCCAAAATTCATTAAGCGGCATCTTCCTCTTCGTAATCGTAGGTCAATCTACAGTCCCAAGCATAATCTTCTTCCCACTCTGGTTCATATAGAGGACATGGTTCTTCAAACAGATGACCCATCCTCAATTGCTTGATTCTCTCCTTTAATCCTTTGTAAAATTCTCTCTTCTCGTCTGGATTCATCTTTTGGTTTCGTTTAAAAAGTATTCTGGAACTGGGCATCCTTTAAAATCATTTATCTCATCAACTGCCAAGACAAACATAGTACAAAACCCAACACAAAAGGCAAATAACATTTGTGGGAAGTTATAGTTTCCCATATATGCTGTTGGATCAGGTTCATCATCATGAGGATGAATCATCTTAGCGATCTCCTCTGATGATCTTTTCGACTTGTCTTCTGACTCGATCTCTTGCTTCTTGTCTTTCGGTGTCTTTTCGGGTGTATCCATGTTTTTGATGATAGATGAAATGACCCTGTATGATCATTGTTATACCAAAAAGGAATAGGAGAATGACTCCTATCCATTCTATAATGTGATCTTGAGCCATGGCAATAATGGTGGTATCACTCCAATAAGTCGAAGCAGACCCTCAGCAAAGAGTGCAAGAACAAACCAACCAACACACATACTAATAATTGAAGCATTACGATTGTGCTTTCGTATGGCATCATCAATCATCTCCTGCACTTCTTCTTTGGTTGCATAGTCTGGCAATGGTGCTGGTGGAGGTGGTTTCTTAAAGATTGACATCACTTTGCTCACTCTTTTTTTCAAGGTCCTCTAAACGCTTTGCCCAAGTATCTCCACCATCCATACCTTTTTTAGGATTAATACATTGGGGGTCACCCAACGTGTTACATACCAATCCCGCAAGATCCAACTCACTTCCCTTGTTACCTGTTCCAGACCATCGGTGCTCTCCATTTATCCAGACAGCACCACACTTAGGACATTCCTTCCTCTCAAGTTTGAGGTCGGAGAGTTGCCTATCGTTGGTCATCTTGAATCTCCTCTATGAGTTTAGTGTAGTATTCCGTGTCTTTAATAAGTCTCCTTCTCAGTTTCCTCTCAATGAAGAACATCCGAATTTTGACTATGGCAAATCTAAATTGAAGATCTAGATATGCAAAGACTCTCAACGTACCCTCTACTCCACCATATGCTATCATTAGCACAATAATCAAAAGGAGAAAATAAACTCCAAGAAGAGAAGGCGTGTATGTAGTAGATGGATCCATTAAGGCACAGTGCTACGTTTGCTTATAAATTCTATATAGGGAATAGTTGCATGTCAACGTATCGTGTTGATACAAATATATAATAAAGATTAACCTTTAAGTCCATGCTATAATAATCAAAACTGTGTCAATCTAATGCAAGTTATTGATAAGTATTTATCGGAAATGGGTTATTTTACCGATGAAGAATTGTTTGAACCTGGTGACAAACTACAAATCAAAATTCCCTATATATCGGGCGGTAAGCAAATAAACCTTTGTCCATTCATTGTCCCATATTACAGTAAGAAGAGTTACCTTGCTGTAGGATTGAAGACACTTTTTATGTCTGGATTTGCAAGAGAAGACGTTGATAGGAAGATGCATGACCTGATTACCAACATCAAATATGGTGAGCCTGGAAGAGTTGGTGAGATGGGATGGGAAGCAGAATATGTTATCGACCCCACTGAATTTACCGCATCAGAAAGATCTAGAATTCTCGTATCTGGTTTTAAAAGATTCAGGAAGTTAATTCTTAAGGGTGAGTGGTTGGAAGGAATTCATGCACAACCAGGTGACATCATTGTGTCTCACCCACTAGGAATTAAATTTGATAAGGGATTCAACCCAGAATCAGAACAAGAGGGGACATTCCAGAGAAGCATACTCTCTAAAAAAGTATTCAAGTTTGGAGAAGTAAAGTCAGATGGTATGCAATATGCAATCATCGGTGAAGACCTAGATATGCATCCTATCTGACATCAAAATCTAATTTACGAACCTTGCGTTTACGTCGGTTCTCTTGCCAGACCCTATCTTCTCTTGATAGCGTGTCTGGTTTTTTATTGTCCGTAGGTCCCTCCACGATAATGACCTTAGATAAATCAACAGCTGTTATCACATCTCCTCTAAGTTGAAGAGAATTAGAACAACCACAAACAACAGTCTTTATAGAATTAGATTGCAACTCTCTATTGCAACATTTGCATCGTACTAGCATGGTTTTTACTCATCTAAATTAAAAGTTATCGATAATCTTGGTTCTTCACCTCTAATAACTGCATGAGGACACTTTGCAGGAATGAATACAACATCACCTGGTCCAGCAATAAAAGTATCTTCCCCAACCAACCACTCTACCTGACCATATATTGGTTTAACTACAACATTATAATCATGAGTGTGTGGAGGGAAACTAGCCATATTGGTAGTTCCTTTTGAAAAATAAAAATTACCTACTGTTTCAGTTCCGCGAATTTTATATAATTTACTATTTAATTCTCTAAGTTCTTCAGTAAGATCCAGAACATGTGGTGCTTGAATAGTAAATCCCAAATCATACAACTCTTTTACTTTAGGATAATTTAGATATCCATCACATTCATAAACATAATTATTCTTTCCATGAGTGTAATTGATAACACTTAAGGTCCCATGAGGCCATCTACGTCTCATTTTAATAAAGTTTATAATATCATCTTCAGTAAAAGTGACATCATGATTACCAATGATATTAGAGCACGCTTCAATATAATTCATAAGATTATGCAGTTAAGTTTAGAGTCAAAGATAGTCTTGGTTCTGTAGATTCATGGACACAGTGTGCCATACCTGGGGGAATAATAATTAAATCACCTGGACCATATTCAGAAGATTCATTACCAACTTGCCAAACACAAGAACCATAAATTGGTTTAACAATCACAAGATATTCATGATTATGGAGAGGAAAACTAACCCTACGACTATTAGTTCCTTTGGTAATATACAAATTACCAACTGTACTAGATCCTTTTATATCATATAGTTTTTGATTAAGTTCTCTAAGATCTTTTGTAAGATCAAGAGTGTCAGTCATATGACTAGTGAAACCTAAATCATACAATCTTTTCCACTCAGAATAAATCAAACAATTATTGCAATCAAAATATTCTGCAGAAGTGTATGAAGAATGATTTATAGTTTCAATACTACCTTTTGGCCATCTCTTGTTTATTTGTAAGAGATCCAAAATCTTTTCTTCTGTTAAGTCAATACTCTGAGATGCGATTATATCAGCACAATCATTGATGTACCGCTCATCATCAGGAGTAAACTGTTGTTGATAACTATTCATAACTTTATATGCTGGATGACGGGATCGAACCGCCGACCGCCTCGGTGTAAACGAGATGCTCTACCGCTGAGCTAATCCAGCAAGGCTCCCCTTCCTGGGATCGAACCAGGGACTTAACGATTAACAGTCGTTCGTTCTACCGCTGAACTAAAGAGGATTATGTGGAAAGTATAACACTAAGGATTGTCTTTGTCAATACCCAATTCATTCAAGTAATCAATCCACCACTGAGGATCTTTATTCCTTTTCCAATTTGGAACAGGAAGACCTTGCTCAGAATACCATTCAAACAAAGCGTCATCGATAATCTGTGCGGTCTCCATACTCCTCTTCCTCTTCATCAACGTCTGCATATGCATCTGCCACATAAGGTCCTCGTTGTCGTAAAGGTTCTTGTCTGACATAATCCTGTTCAGCATTGACAGCAGACATCCAAACAGCAAGTTTCATAATAATAAAAATCAATCCAAGTGGTGCTAAACATGCCGCTAATATTAGTGACTGTTGCATATACACTTTTCTCGGTTGTTTACTATTTAGAGAAGATTCTGTCGAGGAACAACATTATCAAAACAAAGACAAACTCTAGGAGTAGTCAAATTACTGAATACGTGGTGTTGTGTTCTTCCCCAGAAGAAATGCATTCTATTGTTCATCATCACCTCATTGACCACACCATCAACTTTACTATTCAGAAGTATCTGACAAGTCTCTTGATTCTGTGGATTTACTTTTATTCCCCACAAACCTCTAATAATTAAATCATCATCTAAAGTAGGATCTGGATCAGTATGCCAATCAATAACCTTTCCAGGAGCAAGAACACTTACACCAACACGGACACGTAATCCTGCTTCATAGCACAGGTTGAATAGTGTTGGTAATTTTTTAGCATTCTCTGTGTAAGCAATTCCCCTTTGAGGATCAAGATATACTCTCTGATCATACATCTTTTCCAGTTCAGGAAGTCTTGACTCCATCGTTGGATGATACTTTGCATACATCGCAGCAACTTTCCACCCCTCGTATGGATTTTTTTCGATAGTATTGTATGCATTGTTGCTATGCCAATTAGTATAAACCAGTTGATGCTCAACCGATTCATACTCATCCCTAACTTTTTCGTAGTTAATGCAGAGTTCATTCAGTTTAGGATTAATTTCTTCTTTAGTAAAAAACCCACTCATAAGGCTTGAGTAAACGTATTCAGTGTCTGGGAAGTAGTACATAATGGAGAATAGCGGGATCGAACCGCTCGCCTCCTGCTTGCAAAGCAGGCGCTCTACCGAATGAGCTAATTCCCCAAGGCGATTCAGGCTGGACTCGAACCAGCGACCGACTGCTTAGAAGGCAGTTGCTCTATCCAGCTGAGCTACTGAACCAATGTGTTATTATATCAGGTGGTCTCCTCTTCGTCAACCACCTTTTTTCCACTTGCTTTATCAATTGCTTCTTGATTTTTCTTGGCAAGGTCTTTGATGTGTTGCACGGGGGATCCGATATAGTTAGCGAATCCCTCAAGGTCATTATGACCCCAATCGTTAAGTGCTCCTGTAGGTACGTTGCTCATTTTTCAGTATTTGCGAAATTGATTGTAACCATTACCCGATTGCCATCCACCAGGTCCTTCATGGAAGTTCTCAGAACCACCAGGAGGATCTAACTGAAGGGTGGTTGGACTACTATTTTGTGTGGCGATTTGATACATCATCTCATGGATATCTTCGGACTCCACACTAGAAGATGATGCTTGCTCCTGTTCCTTATGTTCTGCTTCGATTGCAACATAGTCCTTTTGCTTCTCAGAAAGAATAGCAGGACCAAACCAAGGATCATCTTTTAGATATGCAGGAGCTGGAACTCCAATATATGGAGGTTCTGGATCTTGCAATTCTTCACAAGGTACTACTTTATCATCGATTGCACATTCAATCTTATCATCTTCAAACTCAGACTTAGGAATGAAAACTTGTTTAATGGAATTAAGTACTTTTTGAATCATGACAGAATCATTTTTTTAGTGTAATCATAGGCATACAGTTCTCTGTTGCCTTTGATGCCCCACCCTAACCAATAGTAGGCAGGAACCATGTACTGATAGACAGTTCGTCCTCTGCCCTCAAACTCAGGCAGATAACGCTGGAATGTGCTCTCATTAATCATATAACGAGTTTGGCACTCCAAAGAACTGGGGTTGCATTCATATTTAGCAGCAAACTTACCGAGGTTCCGATACCGACCAATGGAAGTCCACTGAATCAATCCATAACCACCAACATGGCAGTCTTCATAGTTTACACGAGCACCGCCTTCACAGATGTTAGGAATAAACTTGGATTCTTGTTTGATGTTGCCCAGAATAGTTGCAAGGGCATTACGATCACTAATCTTGGTGTGTTCCTGCAGTTCCTTCAGAACATACTGTTCAGAAGGTGAGCAATCAGGACACTTCCAAGTAGCAGGAATTACAGGAAGTTCCACTGGGGGTTTTTGTTTTTCTCCTGGTATAGAACTTCCTGCAACTGCTAACAGTGCAGCAATAGCAAAAATTTTCATAACCATTGTCAAATGGACCCTAAGAGTGTATCAAGGTTGTTTTGGTTTGTCAATAGCTGAGACTACTGGCGGTTCTTCTTTTTTCGCTGGTGCCGACTTGCCGTTACCACCACCTGCCTTAGCAGGACTCAATCCGAACGCAGCTAACGATCCAGAAAAGACCGAGGCTATAAATGTAGGATCAAAATCTAGAATTTTTTGACCGTTTGGAAGTCTAACGTAACTGAATGTGAGAAGAGAAGCAGACCAGATAAGTACTACGACTTTCACCAAATTACCAAGAACTTCACTTTTATCTTCATGATCGTGGTCTTCCTTCTCTACTGCGGGTTTAGTGTCCGCCATATGTAGAGAGCAAGGCAGTTGTATTTATCTTGCCAGATAATCTACAGTAATATTTGTTTTGTTTATTTGATTGTACTTAATGCAGAGATCATAGCTCGAAGCGTGTTCCCACTTGTGGTATGTGGTTTTGAGTTGCTCCGTATAAACATCGCCGTTGACGCTTCGCATTTCATCTGCGACAACTGCTTTGATTAAAACGTCCCTAGTTAAGTTAGTCATACAAAATGCTAGGTTTCCAACAAGCAAACCAGAATATAGAATACAGTCTTAGGACTTGTCAAGGTTTGCTCTTGGGTGGGTTTAATTATTTAGGTATCAATACCTCTCCATAGACATGATCTCAATGTCAGGTGAGTCATCGTCTTCAAACCATTCTTTGAATTCATCAGTAAGAGCAAGAGCATCTTTAACCTGACGTTGGGTAGTATCACTACTCTGAACCATACTCTCAATGCGTTCAACTGCCCAGTCGTTGACCATCTTCACGAGTTCTTCAGTCGTCGGTTCTGCCATAGTAGTCTTTTCGATAGTACCTGCTGAGAATGTTGCTATTGTAGAAGAGTGGAGTCCCGTCGTCAAGGGACTCGGTGAGGACGTTGTTTCTGAATAACTGTCGGGTTTCCTCAAAATTAGTTTTGCCCTTCGTTTTATGAAGGCTGATAATAGTTCTGCTAAAGTTTTGCTTACCCAGTTTGATAATGTCTTCCTTAAGTTCAGGACAGGACCCATAATACTTTTTCCAATCAGATTCTTGTTTTACTTTGCGTTTTTTGCCTTTTGGTGTCCTAAACGACCAAAAATACTTTCTTCCAATGTAGCGTCTACCGTTGAGGAGATTGGTAATTTCATAAACAAAACCAAAGTAGTCCCCAACATCATCAGAATTAAAATCCCGTTCCATGTAAATCCAAGGATTTTCATAGTCACTACTCATTCATATTACCCATTTTATCGTATTTAGATAAAAAAAGACCCCCTTTCGGAGGTCTCTTAACAATCTATTCAGTTCAGCAGTCTTCCAGGATTGCCTGAACGTCCTCAGTAGTGAGGTTGACCATGATTTCTTCTGCTTCTTCCAGAGTCTCTACGTAACCTTCAATATACAGGTACTTGAGAACGAGATCATAGTTGGTCTCTTCACCCATTCTAGTAGCAACGCTACCTGCCTTGTTAGCAACTTTACGTGCTGCCTTACCGACTGCACCCTTAACCTTACTCTTTGCCTGAGCGATTCTGTTCTTAATGCCCTGCTTCACTCTGTTCTTGGCATCAGTTGCTTTATCCTTGACAGCTTTAGCAGCAGCGTATCCAGAGACTGCAGCAGATGCTACCTTCTTCTTGACTGCCTTCTCTGCTTTTTCAGTGCCTCTTGCTGCCGCTCTTGCTGCCTTATTAGCAGCATTACCTGCTGCCTTGCCTGCTGCCACACCAGCACCTACAGCAGCGTATCCTGCGGTCTTAACAGCACTACCTGCCTTCTTAGCACCTCTTGCTGCCTTTGCCTTCGCTCTATCACCAATGTCCTTAGCAACTTTTGCTCTCAGACCTCTACGCTTTTCAGGATCCTTAGATCTTGCTTTGAGACCAGGAGCATTGTCAAGTTTACGCTTGTTTGCATAAGAAGCAACATGCCTATCAACTGCAGCAAACTTTGCATCTCTACCAGCTTCTTTTGCCTTCGAGACACCTGCCTTAGCAGTGTCCTTTACCTTCTTGATTGCGCCTTTTACTTTTTCTTTTCTCTCTTTTGCTCTAGCAATCTTTTGAGCACTCTTCATGCGAGCAAGTCTAGATGCTGCTGCCATTCTAGAACCAGATCCAGAAGTTACCTTAGCACCACCACCAGAACGACCAGCATCAGAAGTGACTCTTGCTTCAATCAATTCTTCATATGCTTCGACAATCTGATCTTCAGTCAGACCTTCATCAAGAAGTTCAAGAACAACTTCTTCTAAGAGATCTTCATCAACCAGAGCATCAAGTTCTGCTTCATACTCCTCATCGATCAGTTCCAGTTCTTCAGTCTCTTCAGACAGGTTCTGAGGAGCAGACTTATAGATGCTGTTATATTCCTCTTTGATCGTTCTAAAATCCATGACAGGAAATACTTACTTTGATAGTATTATTTATTATTTTCCCGCTTCCACTGCTGATACATGGCATTTAACGCCCAAGAAGCAGATAGACTATCTGGACCGTTCTCCAGTAGTTCTAACTGCCTCTTAGTGACACGGTGAGTATTCTTATACTCTTCTCTCCAATTAGAGTTGGAATCCTGAGAATGTATCTTTTTTGACATCTTGCTTAATTCCGCTTACAACATAAGATTCTACTTCAGTCTCCTGAGGAGCGACCTGCAGACCCTTAGAGGAGATCCAGTGCTGTGTCCAGGGAAGAGGATTGTTCTTAGCAGCAATATCATAAACTGGTTTAAGACCAATCGACTTCATGCGACGATTAGCAATCCACTCAACATACTGCTGAAGGAGTTTGTCATTCAGACCAATCATTGATCCGTCTTTGAACAGATAGTCTGCCCACTTCTTCTCTTCATTCACCGCACGATCAAACATAGAGTAAACATACTCTTGCTCTTCTGCAGCAATCTGCTGCATCTCTTTGTCATCACCATCACGCCACTTGTTCAGAATGTTCTGGGTGATTGCCAGGTGTTGATTCTCGTCTCTTGCAATAAGGGAGATGATCTTAGCGGATCCCTCCATAAGCTTGAGTTCACCAAATGCAAAAGAACAAGCAAAACTGACATAAAAGCGAATGCCTTCCAATATGTTAACATTTGCCACTGCCCTATAGAGTTTACGCTTCAACTCACGACGCTCTAAAGTTCCTGCATAATGACCCTCTGTGGCAAGTTCCCACATGGTGCTATTATCATACTGATGTGCGGAGTTGATGAAGTCATCATACGACTGCGTGACGCTACTAGCACGCTCTAGAATGCGGTCGTCAGTAACAATCTTATCAAAGACCTCAGAGGGATCAGAATAAACGTTCTTGATGATATAGGTGTACGAGCGGCTGTGGATCATCTCCATGAATCCCCAGACCTCCATACATGCCTCTAGTTCAGGTAAGCTGCAGTAAGGAATAAAAGCCATCCCAGGACCACGCCCTTGAATGGAGTCAAGCATAATCTGGTACTTGAGGTTAGAGGTATAGATATGCTTTTGTTCTGGACGAAGCGTTTGATAATCTCCACGGTCCTTTTGCAAAGAAACTTCTTCTGGTCTCCAGAAGTATCCAAGTTGTTGTGTTGTCAGTTTGTCGAATACGGGATATTTGTATGAATCGTATCTTTGAACCCCCAGGGGTTTACCGAAGAACATCGGTTGTTTTTTAGTATTGACTTGTTCAGTATTGAAGACTGTCATGCCTTCAAGTTTTTTTGTTACATTTGATGAGTTCATTGAGTTCGATTCAACAAAGTCGTATTGACGCATTTCTTCCTTACTCCAGGTAAATTAATTTATAAGATCTAGATTTTACAGGACTCACAATCCTCCTCGTCAGCAGTTTCTAGTTCAGCCAGTAACGATTCCAATTTGTCCACCTTATCATCAGTAACCTCATCGGTCTTCAGATCATAAGTGTTCTGATAGTAAGATGTCTTCCATCCATACTTGTAAGTCTTGAGAAGATCACCTGCCATAACTGAGACAGGAATCTCACTATCAGGATAGTTCTCTGGATTATAACTCCAGTTGCCACTAATTGCCTGGTCAAAGAACTTTTGCATCACAGATACAACATTGATATAACCAGTATTATCTGGCATATCCCAAAGCAAAGTATAGTTGTTCTTCAACGTCGTATAAGACGGAACAATCTGCTTAAGGGGTCCTTTTTTACTTTTTTTAATGGACAAGTATCCTCTAGGTGGTTCGATTCCATTGGTTGCATTTGACACAACGGAACTGCTCTCCGATGGCATCTGTGCGGACAGTGTGCTGTGTCGGAGTCCGTGTTCCAAGATAGACTGCCTAAGACCCTCCCAATCATGCTCATACTTGATACTGGTGATCTCGTCTACGTCCTTCTTGTATGTATCGATGGGAAGAATTCCATCGGCGTACTTAGTACGGGGGAATGCACTACATGCACCCCTCTCTTTTGCAATCTGATTAGAAGACTTCAGCAAGTAATACTGGAAGGATTCTGCCAGACCATGAACAGCATCCCATGCCTCTTGATCAGCGTAATTAAATCCCAGCTTAGCAAGATAGTGTGCTAGTCCAATAAAACCTACTCCAAGCGATCTACGTGCCTTTGTAGCAAGTTCTGCTGCAAGGATAGGATACTTTTGATAATCAATCAGTTCTTCAAGTCCACGAACAGATAGATCACAAAGTTCTTCTAGTTCATGATCAGATTTAACTTTGCCAACGTTAACCGCAGACAAGATACAAAGTGCAATCTCACCCTCACCATCGATATGCTGGAGAGGATCTGTGGGCAGGGTGATCTCCTGACACAGGTTGCTCATGTTCACCTTGTCCTTGAAGGAAGAATGACTGTTACAGTGGTCAATATTCATGATGTAAATACGACCAGTCTCTGCCCTCTCCTTCAAGAGGTCCATAATGAGTTTTTGAGCTCCGATAGTCTTGCGAGGAACAGATTGATCTCGTTCATAACCCACATATAGATCGTCAAATCGATCAGTACCAAAAGCATCATACAGACCAGGAACGTCGTGTGGAGAGAAGAGAGAGATCTCCCCGTCTTTAATGAACCGCTCATAGAACAGTTTGCTGATTTGGATACTGTAGTCTAGTTTACGAACTCGATTATCCTCAGTTCCTTTATTATTTTTTAGGACGATGATGTCTTCGATTTCTTGGTGCCAGATTGGGAAGTGGACAGTCGCGCTTCCGCCTCGAATGCCATTTTGAGTGCAGCATCGGACAGTTGCCTCAAACTTTTTGAGGAATGGTACAACACCTGTGTGTTGAACTTCTCCACCTCTGATTTTACTGTTGATGCCACGGATTCTGCCTGCGTTGATACCGAT